CTATGGCTTCTTCGCGAAGCTGGTGAACGTTGTTAATAAAAGCACCAAAACTTTCGTGGTGCTTTAGTGTATTTACGGATTCTTCTAATGTCATAAATTAATAATCCACGTAACCAGATTGGTTAAATATAGTATTTCCGTATTTATATTTTCCTTCTTGCTGGGAAGGATCAAAGAAAGCCTTATCTGTTCTAAATCCAGTATTGTTAACTGATCTAGGTTCCAATTCTTGTTCTTGGGCGTAATTCATATAAGTCTGCCTGTCTGAAGCAATGCGAATAGCTTCAGCTGCATTCATCAAATCTTTTTCAGTAACTGGAGACTTCTGATTGTTGAGCATATCTGTTTGAGGATTATAAACAGCAAATTGACCATCTCCTTTAAGTACATCTGTCATTGTATATTGGCTAGGGTCTCTGTAATCTGGATTTTCTTTAACATTAAACCTACCTGGCCCAGCTGCTCCAGACTGAATTATGCCTAACCTATTTTCCATAGCTCTAGATATTTGAGCCATACCTGGGACACCTAAACTTCTTCCTTCAAGAGCAACAGCCCGTGTGTAAAAATCTCGGTCTGCTTTCTCTTTCTCCAGGTAAGCATCAACGCCTGGAAACTCTCCGCCTATTAGGGGCTGAGCTTCTATCATTTTAGGTTTTTGATTTGATTGTCCAAGTATATCCATATTATTGTTCCATTCCTTGTGTTTGAACATCTCCAACAGAAGCAGCAGCAGTGCCAAACTGGCCATACTGAGTTGCATTAACTTGCTGCATCTGAGCAAATTGATATTGCTGTTGGTACTTTTGAAGCCTTTCAGCAAAACCTTGATCAGTTTGCAACCTTTGTGCAATATCTGGTTGTTGGACATATTGTTCTATTAGTTGCAATGCTACTTGACCAGCATTAGGTCTAGCTGGTACCTCTATACCAGCATGAATTTTTGTTAAATCATCTGTAATATCTTTCATTGCTTTTTCTTGAGCTACCTCCGTAGGTTGCAATACAGCATCCGCAAGTATAGGATCAATACTTCCAGCAAGGACATCCAATAAAGTATCTACATTAATACGCCCATTTCTATCAAGCTGCATAAGCTGAACCATTTGTTTCAGTTTATTTTCTTGAGTATCTGGATCAGTATTCAATACATCGTAGCTAACCATGATGTCAAAATTTTCATCTGGATCACCCTTAGAAAACTCCATTGGATCTGGAACACCAGTCACCCTAAAGAACATATTGTCTGGGCCAAATCTCTGGAAGCATCTGTATGCCATACGCAGAACTTCAGATGCGTGCTGTAAGAATTTATCAACAAAGAACTGTTTTCTTACACCAGATATTTGACTACCTTCATCTAGTCCCATTACTCTGTCAGCTTGCTCTAGTAATGTTTTTTCTATTTCTATAGAAGCTTGTACATCTTCCATGTCTGGAGTATCCGCAAAATGAATCTCGTCCTTACGCCTGTAAGGTATAAATCTTCCTGGCCCCCAGTCTGTTGGTGCTTGACCAACTGGGTGCATTATAGGAGGTAATGTAGAAATACTTGCGCGGTCAATGCGAGAATCGCGTTCAATCTTCACTTGCTGCTGAATGCCACGAAGTAAATCTGGTACCGTACTTGCATCGTACAAGCGCTTGCTGTCCTCAGAGAAACGAGTTACAACAACAGGATAATCCTCATATCCATTCAGTAGTTGAAATTTAGCATAACCCTGTGCGTCATCATCGCCAGTAAAGTCCCTATGAAATATGGTTTCGTAGATTCCCTCTGCTCCATCCTCCTTGTCAATGAGTCTTTGGTAGCAATGCACTATTTCAATAAGCTCTTCTGCTTCATAAGCATCTTCCATTTGGCTAACGCTACGTCTGCCTTCTTGCTCGCGCTCTACGCTATCAATTGATACACCCTTGAAATGCTCAATAACGTACTGAACAAAGTCTTCATCCCAGTCATCTGTAATCACTTTGTTCTCCAATTCTTGAGCAGTATAGTAAGTGCGCCAAAAACAGTAAGGTGAACGTTGGGGATCAGTAACATAACTAGGAAACAAGAAGTCTCCATCTGGAGCCAATGTTTTAATATTAGGTGCATCTATCTGCCTACGAATAACAGGTAATTCCGCAAAACCTGTCTTACGCAAACTCTTGATTGCTTTCTTAGCCCTCTTAGTGGTTACACCTTCAAATGCCTGTTGTAAACTAGATATAACTAGGTCATCTTGAGCTTCGTTCATAAACATCTCTGCGGTTTCTTGAGAGATTTGAGAAATCTGCTGTAAATTAAGTTTTTGTAAATATCTTCGGTCTTCGCGATTCCATCCTACATAGGTAATTAATACACCTCTCTCTAGCAGGTAATTGGCACCTAGCTCCATTTCTTGCTTGAATCTAGGAATGTATCCAGATGTAGTCATCCATTTAAGAAAACTTGATACAACCTTACTTCTTTCTATATCTGCACTCTCTACTGGATAAGCTCTAACATTAGCTCTATTCAATGAAGACATAAATAAAGAAACCAAGCGAGTAATACGCTCATCTATTGTATGAGCCTCCATGTCAGACGCGCCTTCCCATGGGAATGCATCTGATCCATGCTTTCTAAGGTCTTGACTTTTTCCAGGCCAATAGTTACGCCTATCGTCGTAATTATTTCGGCACTGATCAAAGTAGGACTCTAATTCTTGTGAAGTTTGATCGTACGCTCCATTCAGAGCTTTAATGTTTGGTTCCTTACCTACGTAGGTTAAGGACTGGAAATCATCAGTTTGCATTTAATTGTTTTCTTGCGGATTTTATTATTTCATACACGAAACCTTTATGGACTCCAATTCTATCACATAAATCTTGTGGTAAGAGTTCTTCGTGCATTCTAAATGTCAATGCACGAGTAAGCATCTCCCAGGCAAGCAATCTATCTACCTGTTCCAATATCCAGTGCGGATCCAAAGTAGGATCATCGTATTTTCTTTGGTGAGTGTCTGTATGACACGCCTTTATTATCTTTGATGGCTTCAATGTCTATTTGTTTTCCTACTAAACGATCTACAAAATATTTACTTATTACTACTGGTACCTTCTTTCCTATTTCTGGTACATACGCATATACGTAGTGCGGATTAGGTGCATCGTGAAGTACCTTACCTTTAAGGTACTTGGGTACAATCTCTGGAATGTCAAAGGCTTTTGACAGTATCTCTTGGCCTTCCTCAGAAACCCAAGTGTTCTTACCTTTACCAGTAAGGTAATCTTCGGGCAGTTTTTCTTTTGCTAGTTCCATAGCTTCTTCAAACGATACATCGTTATCCTCTGCTAACTTTGTTAATTTTACTTTTGGCATTAATATCCTCCTGTTGATTTTAGACTACTTTTAAAATCCCATTTGTCAATGTGCATAGGCCCATCTCCTCCCGCGGATGTTCGCAAGTATCTGATTACGTCAAAAAAGTCCTTCAAGGGTTCGTCGGTCTTACCCTTACTATTGTAGTTAATTAAACTATCTATTAGGTTCCCACAGTCCTCGTGAATGTAGCACATAGGTCTGTTTGCTTTATCTATCTCTGCATTTGGATTGTATGCAAACCATTCGTCAAGGGAGTTGATGCCAAACTCTTCATTCCGTCCATCAGATGGGACAAAATGCATATCATAATCAGCAAAAACAGTAAATAGATCGTCGTTGTTTTCATTTTCCTTTGCAAAGAATCTAGAGTCACCTATGCGTTCAAATACCTTAATACCTAACTCTTCTTCTATCTCCTCAAACAGTTCTACATAACCAGCAATATCTAAGCCAATCTTCTTCGCGGCTGGCCCATATTTCCACCTAGGGTCACCAAACTCCGCCCACTCTCCGTAGGTATCTCTGTCTGGCCACTCTCTTCGTATATATACTTCTCCATCTTTATTTACAGCAGCCCAGATACTAACATAGTTTCTGGCCCCAGCTGGGTCAACAACTTGATAACAAGTAAATCTCTTTGAAGATATATCTGGAAAACTCATACCATGCTTGTTTTCTACGTCCGACAGAACATTCACTTCCGTGTTAAACATAGGTACAAGTGAAGTCATACTCTTGACTGGTATACCATAAGCACGAACCAATATCTCCTCTTCGGGCCTATTCTTCAAATCCTTAGCTATACGATCATATCCACCAAACGGATTCTCGTCAGAGTGCAGATATACTACAGATGCATCGCGATCTGGACTGTACTGCTTTACTGGGACATCCCTGTCCAGCAATGCCGCTGGCTTGGTCTGCAATGTCTCAGCTCCCTTAATATAATCTGCCACGAATGGTGTGTAACCATCAATAGGGGTAAATCCTATAAGCATCTTAGAGTTTCTGGTAGCAAGACGGAATCTTAACGTGTTAACCAGAGCCGCGTCGCCCAAGTACTCGTCCATCCAGGCACCAATGTTATTAGAACTCTGCTGCTTAAAACCGAACTCAAAACCCTCCAAAATAGTCTGATTGTTAGTGAACTGCGTATAAGTCTTAAAGTCCACCCTAGTTCTAGTATCTGGAAATATAAACGAACTACCAGTGAACCCATTCTGCATAGAGAAATTAATATAACCCTCTGTACTCTTAGTCTTCTTTCTGAACTCCTTGGGCATCATCTCCCAGACCGCAGACTGCTGAACCTTAATACTAGTATCTGCGTTCTGACTAAAGCATACTATATGTCCGTCATTATTATTCATAACAGCCTCCATAAGCATCTTTGCACAACCTGTAGTCTTACCAGATCTATTACCACCCAGAACAAGTACTTCATTGTACTCCTCTAAGCCATCTCTGATCCTAGTCCAGCCCTCAAGGTCAAAACCATAACGCACAGGATCATCCTCCGCGGCCTTGATCCTACCCTCATGAACCTCAAAAAGCTGCCTAAGCAGCTGTGGGTCTCTTTCCGCGAGAAGTACTATCTCCTCGTCCGTTGGTGCATCCAATAAGGGATGCTTAGTAAAAGTCAGTTCCATCTTCTTCCTCGCCCTCTTCTATGATTTCTTCTTCCCATATGACATCAAGCATATCAGTCTTGCCCTCCATGTCTTCACTGGTCTCCTTAACAAGCATCCTACCAACCCTAAAGTTAGTATAATCATAGAATAAGTCGCCATCATCGTCCATGACTATAAACATGTAGTTTGAAAAGTGTTCACCCAAATTGCCGCGAACCCTGTCAAATAATTCATCGTAGTCACTATCAATCATCTAATTCTATTATATCCGCTTTTTTAAGTGCCTCAAGTCTTTCCTTCGCTGCCTTGATAGTATCCTCGTAATCCTCTTGCGTTACTACCTTCCTCTCCTCAGTTATATTACTGGCTTCGCCTCTCGCGGTCAAGGCCTCACGACTAGCATTAGCCTTTGCTATTGAAAGCTCCTTAAGATCGCGGAAGCTTACCTCCATCTCTGGGTCATTCTCCAGCCTGTCCCGCACCTTCTCCACCAAATCCTCCTCCAAAGAAGTTAACTGAAGATAGTTCCTGGCCGCAAGCTTACCACCCAATTCCTTGAACTTACCCAAATGATCCGCGTAATCCGAAAGTATACTTATCACCGTCTGCCTGTGAAAACCATACTTCTTCACAATTTGCGTCTGCGTCTTACCTATACTAAACAAATACAATATATTAGATACCTTGTCTGGGTCGTACTTAGATAAGCACTTTATCTTATCAAACTTCTCATCAGTAGCAAACTCAAGAACAGATTCCTTTATTTTTATTAATAATTCTTCTTTTGGACTAGACATATAAAAATCCTATGTTATAATCGCGAGCATAAACACATTATAGTCCATTTGCAAGCCCCAAGGGTGAAAACGGTAAAATTGGTAATCGCCAAGAACGACACTAAACTTCAAAGAGAGTCTCCCAGGACTAAACCCCCTTAGAGATTATAGGTTGCTTTCCCCGAAATAGCATGAAGGAAAGCTTAAAAAATTAAGCCATTGACCCATGAGTAAACTGATCGTAATACCTAGCTCGCAAAAAGTCAATGACCCGCCTATGGCGAAGCTGTGTCCGCATATGTTATAATAACCCACATGGCTCACAAAAGAAAAAAGCAAACATCAGCAGAAGCTAAACGTAAGGATTACGAATACCATTCTTCCCCTTTACAAAAAAAACGGAGAGCAGCGCGCAATAAGGCCCGCAGAAAGGCTGCTCGGCTGTATGGCAAGAAAGCCATCAAAGGTAAAGATATTGACCACAAGGATGGTAACCCTAAGAATAACTCCAAAGGTAATCTTAGAGTTATGTCCAAGAAAAAGAACCGCGGACGTAATAATGGGCCAAAAGGCCTAGGCCGCAAATAAGCCCCCTTGAAAGCGAAATTTTTTTAGACGCTGGTTAATATATATGTATCTGACAGCGTAACTGTGTCTTGACCCCCTCCCCCCCTATGTTGGCTGATGATAGCCAACCACACGCTACGTTACTCGCTGCGCTCAGACATACCACACTTTGCAAGCAAAGCTGTGGTTACTCACTTGCAGTAACTCCGCTATGGTCAGCTATCATAGTTGGGGTTGTCAATCACTGTTTATGAAACTATTTCAGTAGGTCAATAGTTTCATTTTTAGATGAAATAAATATTGACTTTGTAAGGTCTATCAATCAGTATTTAATCATAGCAATTAAGCTATAACTAAATAACAAAATACTATGTCAAACATTACAATTCAAAAACTACAAGACGCAGAAGCGTTTTTAGATCGTTATACACCAAAATCCATACAAGAGCAATATGATCATATCACTTGCACAATTGGAAAACCGATTGAATCTTTAGATGATTTAGATCACTATGATAATAGAGCAATGGTTGAGTTAATTAATACTACAGTTAACTTCAAGATCATTTCAAGAGCTTTGCGTGATTTGAAAAATCAGTTAAAGACTGAAAAAGAAGAAGGATATACAAGCTAATTAACCAAGGGCGACTGCTTCGGTGGTCGCCCGCTTTTAATATATATTATGACAACAATTATAAATCCCGATAGAGAATTATTACAGAAAAAATTCCTAGCAGTAGGAATGCTATCTGAACTAGGTGAATATGGAATGCGAATGACAAGAGGCGTAAATCCATTTACCTTTGCCAAAAAGTTTTATCCAATAACAAGACGAACTAAGTATGACAAGTTTATACAATATATAGACTTCTTGTTCAAGGATGACATAATAGACGCAGATCAATTAAAAGATTATGCAGTAAGAGCAAAGCACCGAATGCAAGAAAATTAGTTATAGCAAGAGTGGTCAGAAATGACCACTCTTTTTTTGTGCCTGTTTTTTTTCTCTATGATAGCCGACTCGTACCACTGTGGAGAAGCCGTGATAGCCGACGCATAGAACTGTGGACACCATATAATACCTATGAT